GAAAGATCGTGCTGACTATCAAGTTCTAAATGATGCCCAGAAACACATTTTCACTAGTAATCTTAAATACCAGATTCTCCTTGACTCTGTACAAGGGCGTGGTCCTGGGATGGCTTTTATGCCTTACTGCTCACTACCTGAGCTTGAGGGTGCTATGAACATTTGGCAGACTATGGAGATGGTTCATAGTCGCTCCTACACTCACATCATCAAGAATGTGTATGCTGATCCTTCTGAAGTCTTTGACAAGATTCTAGATGACGAGAAGATTCTTTCACGAGCAAAATCTGTTACTCATGCTTATGATGAGTTCCTACAAGCAGCACAAGAGTGGGGTGCTGGTAAGCGTTGGGAACAAGCTTTAGAACAAGTTGATTCAGCAAAGTGGGAACTCAATGACCTTAAACGAAAACTCTACAGAGCGGTTGCTAATGTCTACATTCTTGAAGGAATTAGATTCTATGTATCGTTTGCATGTTCTTTCGCCTTTGGCGAACTTAAACTCTTGGAAGGATCTGCCAAAATTATCGGACTCATTGCCAGAGACGAATCGCAACACATGACCATTACTCAAAACATTTTAAACAAGTGGCGTGATGGTGATGATCCTGAAATGGTAAAAATTGCTGAAGAAGAAAAAGAAAATGTTTACAATATGTTTCGTCAGTGTGTAGAAGAGGAAAAACTCTGGGCAGAATATCTGTTTAAAGATGGTTCTATTATTGGATTAAATGATAAACTGCTTGCTAAGTACGTTGAATGGACTGCTAACAGACGTTTAAAGTCTATTGGACTAAAAGCAATTTTTGATACTCCTATCAGCAATAATCCTTTGCCCTGGACAGAGCACTGGTTATCTTCTAAGGGTATGCAAGTTGCTCCACAAGAGACAGAAGTTGAAAGTTATTTGATTGGGAGTATTAAGCAAGATGTTAAGAAAGATACTTTCGCTGGTTTTCAATTATGAAAAACAATTGGAGACAAAAAGCATTGGCAGATCCAAACCTCCATCCAAAAGCGGTGGAGGTTCTTATTCATGGACCAAAAAAACTGACGGACGCTTGGATGCTACAAGCACTAAAATTGAAATACCAGATCCTTGGGGTGAATAAATAATAGAGGTTATGTAATGATTATGTGGCAGAAAATAAAGAATATTCAAATCCCTGGCAATATATGGGCGCCCCTTTTGACGGGAGCCTTATTGGGGACTACTATGGTTTTGTTTACAAGATTACCAATAGCACCAACAACCGTGCGTATATTGGAAGAAAATACTTCTGGCAAAAACGAAAGCCTAGAAATACTAATAACACTACCAGACGGAGAAAAGTTACTTCTGAGAGCAACTGGCGAAACTACTACGGAAGTTCTGACGAACTTAAAGCAGATGTTAAGTCGGTTGGACGGGACTCTTTTATTAGAGAGATCCTCAGTCTCCATACCACGCCAGGAAGGGTTAACTACGAGGAGACCCGCCAATTATTTTTGAATGATGTCCTGACCAAACGCTTGACAGATGGCACCCCAGCCTTCTATAATAGCAACATCCTCGGTCGCTACTACAGAAAAGATTATTTCAACGATGAAAAAACAAATAGCTGCAATGGCAACAATTCTAGCAACGTCTAGTGTTGCATGTGCTTATCCCACAATAAGTCAAATAGAAACTCCACCAGAACCAGTAAAAATTCCTGTTGTAGAATATAAATCTAGTTGGAAATGCCCAGGATGTAATGAAAATGAAAAGTATGTTTTAGAGCAATTGCAAGAAAAAACAAAAATTTCAGATCCTATAGCTCTTTCCACAATACTTGGAAACATTAAATCAGAAAGTAATTTTTATCCTAACATTTGTGAAGGAGGTGCTAGAGTATCTTATGATCAATGTTATAGAGGTGGTTATGGACTTATACAATGGACTAGCACAGGAAGATATTTGGGGTTAGGATTTTTCTGTAAGAAGTATGACTGTGATCCAAGCAGTCTTGAGGGTCAGGTTCGTTACATGATTAATGAATCTCATTTTCAAAAAGTTCTTCCAGAGTTTGAAGGTAGTGGATTTACAATCGCACAATATATGGTCCCAGCATATTATTGGTTGGGATGGGGCATCAAAGGTTATCGTGAGGAATATGCATACGATTATACTAAAAAATTGGTTTGGACTTAAGTAAATATACATTTGGTGGTCTTGACAAAAAACCAGTCAACGTGTTAAGATTGCTAAGTGAACTTGAGGGGTCATACCAACTCCTCAAGTACATGGGTTTTCAAGAAGACATGGAAACCATTGACGAAATGAAAAAGAGGTACTATGCTATGTACTTCAAACTCAAGAAAGAAGAAAACAAAATATGATAGTTTGTGGGCAAGTAGCATAATGGATAATGCATCAACCTTCTAAGTTGCCGATTGTAGGTTCGAGTCCTACCTTGCCTGTTTGGTAGACATGCCGTGTTTACCAATAACGATAAGCACTAGTGGCGGAATGGTAGACGCAGCAGACTTAGAATCTGCCGCCTTATGGGCGTGGAAGTTCAAATCTTCTCTAGTGCATCGGGCGATTAGCGCAGCGGTAGCGCAGTAGATTTACATTCTATTGGTCGGGGGTTCAAATCCCTCATCGCCCATTAACTTCTAGAGGTTAAATGTTAAAAAATGTTATCTGTAAGATGCAAATGTTGTGGTGTAGAACTCGTGGCTCACCCTACTAAAACTAAAGCATGTGGTTGTCATAACACTACCACTGTTGTTGGTGACAAAATTACTGCAGTAGATTTGTCTCAAGTTTTGTTATTAAATTCTAACAATATTAAAAAGAAAAAACAAATACTATCTGATATTGACCTAAAATATCAAGAAGAACGACGCAAACGCAAAGTTCGTAAAATTGATTTTGAAGAACGTTAGTTTTAAAAATCAGTTTCTTACAAGGAAGAATGGCAGAGTGGTTGATTGCACCAGTCTTGAAAACTGGAGGGGTTAGTAGCCCCCGCGAGTTCGAATCTCGCTTCTTCCTCCACGGGGTATAGCGCAGAGGTAGCGCGGCTGTTTTGGGAACAGCAGGTCGCAGGTTCGATCCCTGCTACCCCGACTTGGATATATATTATTCCAATTAAATTATTATGAAAATTTTTCTAGATACTGCTAACTACCAAGAAATCGCTGAACGATATCAAACTGGTCTTGTATCAGGTATTACTACCAATCCTACACTTGTTCGCAAGGCAGGATGTAATTACTATGAGTTTATCAAAACTCTAGCAAATGACTTTGCTTTTGAGAGCATCTCTGCTGAAGTAGATGGTGATAAAGCAGAAGACATGTTAAATAATGCTCGGCAATATACTGAAATTGGTTCTAACATCACGATCAAACTTCCTCTCACCAAAGAAGGTTTGATAGCATGTAAAATCCTTACAGGTCAAGGTGTTACTACTAATGTCACTCTTTGTTTCTCTGGTGCTCAAGCAGTTATGGCTGCACTAGCAGGCGCCACATATGTTTCTCCATTTGTTGGACGTTGTAATGACAATTCTTTCAGTGGTGTTGAGTTAATTCGTGCTATTAGTAGTTTGTATGGCGTACAAAAAGTAAATACTAAAGTTCTTGCTGCTAGTTTACGTGATGTTCATCATGTATCTCGTAGTCTTTTATATGGTGCTGATGTAGTTACTTTGCCTTGTTCAGTATTTGATAAAATGTATGATCATGTTTTGACCCGTGAGGGTCTTGAAATATTCAACAAAGACTTCAAAGAAATACAATGACATTTACAATTTATTCTAAACCAGGTTGTCCTTATTGCGAAAAATTTAAATCTGTAGTAGAATATGAAGAACTGCGGCATGTAGTTTATGAACTAGATAAAGATTTTTCACGTAAAGAGTTTTATGCTGAGTTTGGTGAAGGTGCTACTTTCCCACAGATTGTTCTTGACGATTTACATTTAGGTGGTTGTCAAGAATCTATACGTTATATGCAAGAAAACAAAATTTGTTGTGTGCCATGATTGAAATTACTGCAGATCAATTTGAAAAAGATTTTGATAAGTATATGGATGCTATTGAAGAAGGTGAAGAGTTTTTAATTCGTACAGAGGATGGTAAAGCAGTTGTTGCTGTGCCAGCTAAACAACTGGAACATCTGATAGAGCAAGTGGAAGAGGATGAGTGGTATAATTTGTATAGCAATCATTCAGAAGCATCATGAAACCCGTTGTTATCCTTGAACGTTCTCCTTATCGCTATGTCCAGTGCGGTCTTCTAGAGATCAATGGTAAACCTGACTATCGCATTCAAAAGTTTAACGACTGGACCAAGCGTTATTCAGACATGTATTTCCTTGATAATCAAATGCAACTAGATACTTGCCTTGAAGATCCTGAGTATACTAAGTGGTTAGATCCTGATCCTGAAGTAGGTGCCTATCGCAAATACAACTAAATACTTCAGTCTCGAGATGACTATAAACTCGCTCTGGTCGGTTTGAAGGTTCCCCTTCTCCCGAGAGTTTACTGCCTCTCTTCAAAGGGCAGTTGGTGCGGATGGGGTTTATACTCCCGCCTGGTTTCTTGCTTCCAGTCAAAAAGCAAGTGGTGGTGCCAAATGACCCAAAACGTGTGAGTTGGTTCTTGTTTACAACTAAAACAAACAAGTGGCGTGCATGTGCTCGGGAGGTTTGACCGCCTCCCAACATGCGGGTGTAGTTCAGTTGGTAGAACGCTATCCTTCCAAGTTAGATGTCGTCGGTTCGAGTCCGATCACCCGCTTTTTATAAATACAAAAGAATAAAATTATAGGTTTGATGGGAAGCTATGTCCCTAGTAAAGACTAATCAACTAACTAATTTAGATAATGATGGACAGGTTGAAGTCCTGGAAGGATTGCAGATTAATACTTCAAAAACTTTATCAGTTTTAGGACCACTTGCTGATAAAGATGGAGATTTAGGAGAACCTGGACAAGTATTACTATCAACGTCAACTGGAGTTAACTGGGGCAATCCAACTGATCTAAACAATAATTATTTTCTATCATTATTAGATGGTACTACTTCTAATTCTGTAACACTTAGACTTTCTGATAATAACGCAGTACCAGATGATATTAATTTTTTAGGAGATTCAAATTTTAATTTATCTAGAACTGGCGATACTCTCAATATAGGTTTAGTACAAGATATTAGCACAACATCAAACGTTACATTTAATAGTGTTACTTCTAGTGGATCATTAATAACATCTGATTCTCTTGAGAGATCTAATACGAACGCAAAAATTACATGGGATTCAACTCAATCTAGGTGGCAATTTACAAATGATGGAGTTGTTTTTTATAATTTTATTACACCATCAGAAACTTTATATGATGTTGCCAATCAGTATGGATCTTCTGGTGATGCAACGCAATATGAAGTTTTAGGGACACAATTTATCAATGAAAATTCGCAAACTTATTTAAGAGTACAATTAAATAGTGTTTCCAGTTTTAATACTTTACAACAAGTAAAAATATTTGGTGCTACTACTACACCTGTCAATGAGTTGCCTGTTGCTCCCACAGGATCTACAGTTCAGGGTATATCTGAAGAAGCTTTATTTAATAATGTTAATATTCCAAAGTCTTTTTATGTTTATATTTTTGCATCATTTAGATTAGACACTGGTGATATTAGTGATTATAATCAGTACAACACTGCAGTAGAAAACCTTTCTTCAAATCAAATGAATGAAGGCAACTATAATTTGTTGAACATTACTAGAAATGCTGGAAATGGTTTGTTAGTTTATAGAGCAGAGTTTGATACTGCCAACGAAGCTAATATTGCTATTAATAGTTCAAACAAACCTCAGTTTAAATTAGTTCATGTACTAGGACCAAAAGAATTTGATAATGGATTGACAGTATCATTTAAAGATTATTGTGAATATGATATTTCTCCATGGTCAAGAAAGAATGCTGATGGTAGTTACAAAGATGATACAGTTCATTTTCCATTAACACCTCCAGCATCTCCAAAAAGAGGATGGACACTTGCCTCTTTAAGAGAAGTTAATAGAACGGCAAATACAATAACACTTGATGTTCCTGGACTAATTCAAGATACTAGTGGATATACAATTTATCTGTATCATGATGACACTCGTGCATTACAAAATGCAATTGATGCTGTTTATGCTGATGGCACAAAGTTTTTAATTGTTCCAGGTGGAACTTATCTTATTGATCAAATTAAACTTCCCACCACATTTACTCTTCGTGGACTAGATGACAGCACAGTGTTTACAAAGCAATACTGGTCAACTGGCAACTTGTCTTCGTCTCAGTTAAGTGGATTGCAAAATGCTATGTTTATTGGAGAAAATTATGACGCTACACAACCACAAGAAACATGGGGATTGAAAAATTTTAGTTTAAGAGACATGTTAATTGACGGAAATTCTGAGAATCAAATTTTATATCCGTCTAGTGATTTAGGAGTTGAAAGTAATAATGCACTATTGGCATTTCCTAATAGTGAGTTTGTAAGATTGCAGAATGTAAAAGTTAGGAATGGATATGGTCCAGCAATTTATGCAGAAGGATCATTGAATTTTTCTATCTTTGGTTCTTATTTTATTGATGGTATGGATACAGAGAGATATGAAACTCCTTGTGTTTTAATGTCATCTACTGAAAATACTACTATAAACAATACTACTTTCCAAAATTATCCAGGGGAAATAGATCTTACTACTGGAAAAGTTATTTCAATGACTGGTTGTGTTGTTAGAAATTGTGGAACTGGTATTAGAATTTATGGATCTGTAAATACTGATGTTATTGATAACATTGTTCTTGGACCTGCAGACGAATTTATTCCAGTTCCCGATCTGTATGATAGTGATTATGATGGTGTTAATATTTCTGTAACTCCAGGAATAGAAACTCAAACACCAGTTTATCAATATCAACAAAATGGAGAATCAAAAGATCTTACTGATACTGTAGTAAACTTTGAAATATATAATGCTACTGTTTCTAATGGAGTAGAGACTGTTGATTTTAACAACCAACTTACTGCGGTAAAATTTCAAGAATTCAATCCACTTGATGCTAATCTAAATCCATTAGATGATAAAACTTTAGGTCAAATAAGATTTAAATTACCTATAGATCAAACTAATAATATCCCAACAACTACACCTAGTAATTATCTTGTTTATAGAATTGTTGGTATTGATTATATTACGTTAGGAAGTGATATCAATAACGTTGTTGGGACAGGAATAGCATCTGGAAATAATCCTAATACTTATGATGTTAATATTACTAATGAAGCAGTATATAATTCTTTAGCAGTTGGTGATTACATAAAACTGGTATCTCATGATTATAGTCCAAACCCATCAACAGAAGTTTGGAGAATTGAAAGTAAAGTTGCATCCCCAGAGTTCAAAATATCTTTGATTCCATACATAGAATTATCTGATGGAACGTTAAATCCAGGTAGTGGACTTATTAGTGTTAGTGCTAATCCATTGCAACCAACAATTGGTGGTGGGTATTTACAAGTAAGGCAAAATTTTGTTATTGCAAAAGGAGTAGTCTCTGTAGTTCAATAGAGAAATTATAAATACTCCAAGACACTTAAGCATTTGCTATAAAGATTAGGAGCAAAAATGGCAGCTGTAAATAATAATTCATCTGTTGTTGTTATTGGAAGGACTACACCAGTCCCTTCAGGGCAACAAACTTCAGCAAAATCACTTCCTGTAGTTATTGCAAGTGATCAATCTGCAATTCCAGTAGAAGAGCAGAACAAACAACAATCTGAAGTTGCTCTATCTTTATTAGGTATTCCAAGATCTGAAGTTGCTCTTGGTATTTTTGCTGACGTTAATACATATGATGTCAATCCTACAGAATGGACAGCATTTCCTGAGCAATTTACATCATTAAATCAATATGGTCCAGATGGCAGCACTCTTCTGGAAAAGTATGAAGGATATGGTGGTAATCAAGACTGGGGTCTGACACACATTGCTGAAGAAGCAGGTGCTATGATTGAAGCACCTTCTGATGAATACTCTATTCTTACATCAAAAAGATTTTTTAGATACCAACCAGGACGTGTCTCTGCTGCTACGTTTGGTGTTAAAATTAATCGTGGTCCATATAGCATTACAAAAAATGATCCAACATTTGATTCTGTTAGAAACCAATCTTTAAAAAAATATGGTATCTTTGACAAGTTTGATGGATATTATTTTGAGTCAAGGAATGATGGGTATGGTGATAACTTTAGTTGCATAAGAAGAACTCAATCTATTATAAGAGATAACCCTCTTCCTTTTAGTTCTAACGCTGATTATCAATCGCAAGATTATGCTTGGGCTGGTGTTCCTCAAGTTGAATCGGAAACGCCAACCTATCCTCATGCATACGAAGTATTAAAAGCAAACAAAAGATTTCTTCAAGAAGTAGCGGCAGACTTTATTAATACTGAAACAAATTCTTTGGATGGATTGGATGTAGATGCTGGAGGAACTGCTCCTAGTGTTTATCAACCAACTGCTGCTAATTATGATCCTGCTACTGGCAATTTAACACTTACCATTACTAATGGACATGGACATCAAATTGGAGATACTGTTCTTCTTCAACCAGAATCACTAAGATTTACATGTACTAGTGGTCCTACTATAAAATCTTATCCTAGAGCAAGTGGCGAAGATGGAACTGGTATTGGTACAAGCACTAGTGACAATAGAGGAAAACCAGATCCAGCATATAATAATGATTTGAAAATTATTGCTGAGACTGCAAGTACAATTACTATTAATGTAGGAACATCATCTGATACTGCTGCTCATACTTTTGTAAGTGCTGACGCAGATGCAGTAACTGTTTATTCTGCACAAAATGCGGAGTATGATAAGTGTCGTAGAGACTCTGGTTTAGTTATTGAAGGCATTCTCCATGATCTTAAGTATGGTGGAAATGCAAGCACAGTCTTTAATACTTTGAGGTTCTTTAATAAATCAGATTTAGATAATATTAGATTATATGTTGACGATCCTGCAATAGAAGTTGCAAGATACACCGCAGTTTTGAATAGTATTAGTGATATTTTTGGTCTATCAAATGAAATTTATTTCACTCCAGGACCCGCAACAACTTATAATCCAGCAACGGGTGATTTAACTCTTGATATTGGAACTAATAATCTTGTTCCAGGACTAAGAGTTCAATTAGCACCAAATTCTTTAACATTTACTTGTGCATTAGATCCATCAAAAGAAAAAACTTATCCAAGAGCAAGTGGTGAAGATGGAACTCTTGTAAATCCAGGATCAAATAACAATATTGGAAAACCAGATCCTGCATACAATACTGCTGTTGAAATTACTGCTAGAACGGCAACAACAATTACTGTTAAGGTTGGTACTTCTTCTGATACTTCTGCTCATACTTTTGTAAGTGCTGATGCAGATGCAGTTAAGGCATACCAACCTACTTATTTTACTCCTCAAGTAAGTGGAACTTCTTATGATCCAGCAACTGGATTGTTAGTTTTAAATATTGGTTCGCATAGTATTCAACCTGGCACTTCTGTTCTTCTTCAACCAGAATCTTTAGGATTTACATGTACTTCTGATAGTAATACTGTTACTAAATTGTATCCTAGAGCAAGTGGAGAAAATGGAATTGGTATTGGAACTAGTAATAGTGATAATACTGGTAAGGCAGACCCAGCATACAATAGAGGTGTAAGAGTTGAATCTGTAACAGCAACAACAATTACTATTGATGTAGGAACATCATCTGATACAGCTGATCATACTTTTGTGAGTGCTGATCCTAATGCGGTCATAGCATTTGCTCCAACTGCTCCATACTTAAGTCCTTTAAGAGGATATAGTGCATATGCTGGTATATCTGGAACCTTACCTAGCGTTGAAAATGGTGCGTATTCTGTTGTTAGTGGTCTAATTAATATTCTTACAACTGCACTTACTGGAACTGGTAACTATAGTTCTATTCCAGATCCAGTTGGTTCTGCCGCTGGTGAAATGTGCATTTACAGAGATGGATTGGTAATGACTCATGCAGCTGCATTTGATCCATCACTATTGAAAGAGAAAACCTCGTATCAAATTATAAGTTTGTTCAATGATAATGTTAATTTATGGATGAGAATTAAAATTCCAAGAAGAGCAGAACTTCTTCAACTTGGTCAAGGAATTTATTTTAACAAAAATGCATCTACAAACAACGTTAGAGATGGATCTGAAAATGTTTTACCAGACGGATCTATTTGGCATGTTTTTGCAGTAGGAAATATTACTAGTGATAATTTTGGTGTTTATCAGGAAGTTAGATTATCTAAGCATCCAAATAACGAAGAAATTTATACCGCAGTTGGTGGAGGATCTACTTCTAATTCATCTAATCCATGGGTTAATAATTCTACAAAAGCATATCCAGATGCAGAAGAGTTTGTTATTGAAGAACTTGTTGATGAAAATGATGTACTAATACCTTTCTCTGCAGGTTCAGACACCTTAGATATTTCTGCATCAGGGTTTACACTTCAAACTCCAGTACCATTCCTTCTACCAGATGATTCTAGAAAATATAAAGGACAGAATTATACAGATGGATCTTTAAACGATCAAGCTAATTCTTATTCTGATGGAGCATTCCCTTACTTATATCCATCTGGTGCTACACCAGATGATACAAATGCATCTGGATATATTGATTCTACTCTTGGTGGTAGTACAGGAATTTCTACACTAAAACAACAATTTAATTATGTAAACAAAAGATTGTATAAGAATTGGGTTTGGTTTAATGTAGATCCAAGATACTATAAAGTTTATGAGTATCGTGTCCCTCGTTCTAGAATGAGTGGTGAAAAACTAAATGGTATTACAACTGATATTGTTTATAGTGATAATGTATTAGATAAGAGAGCAGGTGACCCTGTACAAGATCCTACAACACAAGAACAATTGCAATTTGAAAGTGTTTGGGATTTAGATCCAACCAAAGTTACCATGTATAAGATTGAATTCTCATGGTATGGTGCTGTTGGTGCTACTTTCCTTGCATATGTTCCTGTAGGCAATGGTGAAGCAAGATGGGTAAGAGTTCATCATTTAAGAGCATCTAACCAATTAAAGGTTGCTTCTCTTGGTAATGCCACACTTCCAATTACATATATGGTATATGGTGGAGGAAGTCAAAATAGATATGGATATCAAAATTCTGATAGAAAATTTAATAATTCTTCTGGATATGGATCGCTTTCAGAACAACTTGTTAAGTATGGTGCATCATATTATATTGATGGTGGCGATAGAGGAACTGTAAGACTCTTTAGTTATGCATCAGAAACACTAAAAGAGATTGGTGGATCTAAGTATCTAATACAAGCATCTCAGAATCCTAATCTGTTTGATAGTGCCAACACAAAATTAGATGTAGCTCCAGGAAGTACTTATGTAAATGCTCCTGCTATTACAATTGCTAATACTAATGGTGCTCCTCCTATCAGTGACTACTATATTAATGCTAGAGTTATTACTGGTAGTGCAATTGACCAAGACATTAGAGTTGTTTGGGCAGATTCTTCTAATGGAAGATTATATTTAAGTAGAAACTTAACTGCAACTACTGGTGATATATCTTTAGTGGTTGATAGATCACAACCTCTTGTTGGCATCAAGTGTAGAAGAGAAATTAATGGTGTTAGAAACAGAGTTCAAATTTATCCAACAAGACTGGCAACTGGTCTTACTAATGTATCTGAATCTGTTGCTATTCAATTAATCAAATCTCCATTATTCCAAACATTTGATGTTCCAGAATCTGGAGCAAGTATTTCTGTTAACAGCGCTATTAATATTGGCAAGAGAGGAAAGAAAATTATTCTACCTTCTACTGATATTACTGAAACTGGAACTTATTTGCTAGAGGGTCAGAAAACTTATGGTTACTTTAGATATACTTTAGTTAATGATACTTCTGGCGTTGCATCTACAGCTCTTGGACTACTTGAAAAAACTGATGGAGAATATTACTTTAGTGCTAGTGAAGTAAGTATTAATGAACTCAATATTAGAGGAACATTCTTAAGAATTAAAAACTGGTCTGGACCTGGACCATCTGATCCAGATCTTACAACTACTGTAGAAAACTCAACGTTTAACGGATTCTTTACTTCTTCCTTATCAAGACTATCTGCAGTCGCCATAGATACTGAACAAAGATCTCCAATTCCTGGAACTGGTACTGTTGTTACTACATTATTTGCACCAAATACTGGTGAACAATATGAATTACAACCATATTTTGATTACAACAAAGACTACCTATCATTCCCATTAACTGATTTAGTTGATTCTTTATATGTCTGTGCATCTTCTAAATCATTCTATAATGATGGAGATGGAACTGGTTCTTATGGAAAACGAGCAGAAATTTTAGCAAGTCTTACTTGGGAGGAGCAGTGATACATGGCAAGAGACATTAAAGTTGGTAATGATAAAAGACCAGCTCCTTTAATTAATCAAAATGTCCCGTTGTACAATCTAACAACGGGACAAATATTAACTGATGAAGGTGGAACACCTATTGTATCTGCTGAAGATACATTTTTGACTTCTGAAGCTTCATCTGCTAAAGCAACTTCTATTGTATATACAGATGAACCCAAAATTACCAAACAAAAAAATGTAAAGTTGAGTGGTAAAAATTTTAATGCAACTGGAAATATAATAACTGCAGAACCTGGAACAGGATTGTTTACACAAGAATTGAATATTGGTGATAAACTTTTACTTCCAACAGGATTTACTGGATCTACTAGAGTTTATGAAACTAGAACAATAACAAGTGTAGACAATAATGATACATGTCAAATTGCTACTGCTGTCACACAAAATTTAGAATTGTTTGGTGAACTAATAAAAATAAATTTTTTTACTGCTAATCCAAATTTAAAAATAGAAGAACAATTTCCTACATTTACTGAAGTAAGTACGACAATTTTAGGTTATCCTAAAGCAGAAGAACAATTGGGATTATTTTCTAATGTATCTACTTACGGACTAGATGAAGATGAATTTATTTTTTATCGTAGAGATAGTGGAGACTCCAATGGTGGT